AAAAAAGAAATGAAGGTCATAGACGTTACCTTACGTATGTTCATTGACCCCATCCTAGACCTTGACCTTGGTTTGCTAGAGCAACATCTGGAGAACATTAAAGATATTAAGGATAAGTTATTAGAGGCAGCGCAAGCGGATAAGAAGTCACTAATGAGCAACCCTAAGTTTGCCGAATTGCTTGAGGGATTGGGCGTTGCACCCCCTATGAAAATAAGCCCAACAACAGATAAAGAAACGTTTGCCTTCGCCAAAACTGACGAGGGATTAAAAGCACTATTAGAGCATGAAGATGTCCGTGTGCAGACCTTGGTGAACGCTCGCTTGGGCAACAAGAGTACTTTGGAGGAAACACGTACTCAGCGTTTCATAGACATATATAAACGGGGGTTACTCCCTGTACCTATCCGGTATTACGCAGCCCATACGGGTCGATGGGGTGGTACTGACAAGATTAACCTCCAGAATCTCCCTAGCCGTGGGCCAAATGGGAAGGTATTAAAACGGAGCATTATCGCCCCAGAAGGTTACGTAGTTGTGGACTGTGACTCCAGCCAGATTGAGGCTCGGGTATTGGCGTGGTTGGCAGGGCAAGATGACTTGACGGAGGCGTTTCGGGTTGGTGATGACGTTTACAAGAGGATGGCGATGTCTATCTATGGCAGCAATCAGCTTGAAGATGTAACCAAAGACCAACGGTTTGTCGGAAAGACTACTATATTAGGTGCTGGCTACGGTATGGGGGCACCCAGATTTAAAGACCAACTGCAATCCTTTGGTTTTGATATGTCGCTTGACGAGGCTCGACAGGTAATACAAGTGTATCGGCAGGTTAACCATAACATAACTACTTTATGGAAAGACGCTGGACATGTATTAAAGTGCATGGAGCAAGGGGATCATACAGGATTAGGTTTAGACGGGGTGTTGGACATAGTACCGGAAGAAAACGCTATCCGACTCCCTTCAGGTCTCCTCATGCGGTACGGAGATTTGTCTAGTGGGCAGGGGGAGATGGGGAAAGAATACACCTATCTCACCCGAGGAGGGCGCACCCGTATCTATGGAGGTAAGGTTATAGAGAACGTATGCCAAGCGCTAGCGCGTTGCATTATTGCAGACCAGATGGTAAAAATTAGTAAACGCTACCCCGTTGTCATGACAGTGCATGACTCGTTGGGATGCTGCGTCTCAGAGGATGAGGCAGAGGAGGCTAAAGATTATATGATAACGTGTATGCGTCAGACCCCTGCTTGGGCCAAAGGGCTGCCGCTTGATTGTGAAGCATCCATCGGAGCAAGTTACGGGGATTGTTTATAGTGGGTAAAATAGAACTAGAGGAGGTGGGAGTTAAAGGAGGTGCATCGTTGAAATGCCCTGTATGCAGAGGGGATAACCTGCACCAGAGTAGTGTGGGGGTGTACCACCTAGCACCACCTTCTGGATATCATATGGAGCATCAAGTTATAGTTGATGTCACTACCCAAGATGTAAATGTTGGGTATGTACCTTCTGGTATTGCTATGAACCCATCTGACAGGGGAGGTGAAGGTATGCGTATCGCGTTTGAGTGTGAATTTGATTGTGATCTTCCCGATCTATTGATCTATCAACATAAGGGCATCACAATAATAGAATGGGGAGACGTTTCCCAACTACCGAAGGCAAGAATATGGAGCGGGGTATAACCTCATGAGTACCCCTTCTTGGTCGTTCAGTAGAATAAAGTCATTCGAGCAGTGCCCGAAGCAGTTCTACCATCTGAAAGTTGTTAAGGATTATGCAGAGCCTGAGACAGAGGCTATGTTGTATGGAACATCTTTCCACACTGCCGCAGAAGAATATGTGCGCGATGGAGCGGAGTTACCCCCTCAGTTCACCTACGCACAGGACGTGCTCGACTCTCTAAACAATAAGGAAGGGGATAAACTCTGCGAATACCGCATGGGGCTGACAAAAGACCTACTTCCTTGTAAGTTTTATGCTGACAATGTGTGGTGGCGTGGTATTGTAGACCTAGCTATCCTTGATAAGCCTAAGAAACTAGCGTGGGTGCTCGATTATAAGACGGGTAAGAACACACGCTATGCAGATAAGGGTCAGTTAGAACTAATGGCGTTAGCGATGTTTAAGCATTTCCCGGATATACAGACCATTCGTGGAGGCTTATTATTTGTCGTAGCTAATGAACTCATCACAGAAACCTATACAGCGGATATGCAAGGAACCATGTGGGATAAGTGGTTAGCTGACCATAGCCAGATGGAAATTGCTTTTGCGAATGATGTCTGGAATCCAAACCCAAGTGGGTTATGTAAAAGGCACTGTGTAGTAGAAGAATGTGTGTACAACGGGAGGAATTAGATGCCGTACAAGAACCCTAAAGATAGGAAGAAACAAAAGAATAAGCCAGTAGGGAGTAAGCCCTTCAAAGCCCGTATGGAGCGGCAGAAAGCTCGACGTGCCATGGATAAGACAGGTAAAGATGCTAACAACGATGGTCGAGCGGATAAACGTGAAGGGAAAGACGTTAGCCACAACAAGGCGTTATCTAAAGGCGGTAGCAACAAAGACGGTTATAAGGTAGAGAGTTCTAGTAAGAACCGTAGCCGTAACTTGAAGAAAAAGAAAGGGGCTACAAGACGTTGAGTCCGATGCGTCTATAAAACATGTTAGTAGTTGATCCCTTCCTTTTTGGGTAACCCATCTACTGCGAAAATCGACTAGTCCAAAGGGCAGAATGTGTCCTCCCTAAGACAGACCTAGCCCCATCTGTGGACGAAACGGGGCTTTAGGAGGAATAATGAAAATTTTAGATAACAGGGCGTTGCTCCTGCGGCTGCGTGACCCTGACAAAGTAACCAGTGTGATACCCAAAAGCCAAGCACTACCAGACAACAAGGTAGTAGTTAAATGGGGCATTGATGAAGCACACGTACTTAAAAACCTTAACATCAAGGTGCCTTCCCCTATAGAAGGGAAGTATAAATGGGCAGGTAAGTACTCCCCTTTTGAGCATCAGAAGACAACTTCTGCCTTCCTAACTATGAACAAACGTGCCTTCTGTTTCAACGAACAGGGCACAGGCAAGACCGCTAGTGCTATCTGGGCTTCAGACTAGCTTATGAAAGAGGGACGCATAAAACGTGTTCTCATTATATGTCCTTTATCAATCATGGATTCCGCATGGCGTGCAGATTTATTCACCTTCGCTATGCACCGCACTGTAGCAGTAGCTTATGGGGCAGCTAAGAAACGTAAGGCTCTAATCAACGGGTCTGCGGAGTACGTGATAATAAATTATGACGGTGTAGGTATTGTGTCGAAGGATATCGCGGCTGGGAACTTCGATCTTATTATTGCGGATGAAGCAACGCATTATAAGAACGCCCAGACTAAACGGTGGAAAACCCTTAACGCATTAATGACCCCTGAGAAGTGGTTATGGATGATGACGGGTACACCAGCCGCCCAAAGCCCCGTTGACGCATACGGACTGGCTAAACTAGTTAACCCCACTGCAGTCCCTAGGTTCGCAGGGAGTTTTAAAGACCAAGTGATGTTTAAGGTAAGTAATTTCCGGTGGGTGCCCAAAGAGAACGCCACCGACACCGTATTTAGGGTGCTCCAACCTGCTATCCGCTATACCAAAGAAGAATGTTTAGACCTCCCTGATATGGTGTACGTTAAACGGGAGGTGGAACTAACAAGACAACAGAAGAAGTACTATAAAATCCTTAAAGATAGGATGATCATGGATGCTGCTGGAGAACAAGTTACTGCAGTTAATGCTGCTGTGGGGATGAATAAATTACTCCAGATATCGGCTGGGGCGGTTTACACCGATGATAGGGAGGCATTGGAGTTCGACATATCTCACCGATATAAAGTACTACGGGAAGTGATTGATGAGTCGAGTAAGAAGGTACTCATTTTTGTCCCTTTCAAACACGTTATTGACCTCCTTGCTGACCAACTAAAAGCTGACGCTATAACCACAGAAGTAATACGCGGGGACGTACCTGTAGGTAAACGTACAGATATATTTAAACGGTTCCAAACAACAGACAACCCCCGTGTCCTCGTTATCCAACCCCAAGCTGCTGCACATGGGATCACGCTTACCGCAGCAAATACAGTGGTGTGGTGGGGGCCAACTTCCTCATTAGAGACCTACGCACAGGCAAACGCACGGGTGCATCGAACTGGGCAAGACCACAAATGCACAGTCGTACAACTACAAGGTTCAACGGTAGAGAAACATGTTTACAGCATGTTAGACAATAGAATTAACATCCACACAAAAATAACTGATTTATACCATGATATACTTGCATAGCTTACTAAATACCAGTAGAGTATATTATCCGTCATGTAAGGAGGAGAACATGCCCGATAATACTGCTATACCACTCGATAAAGTCGTTAAAGCCTACGTTAAAATACGAGATACCCGCTCAGAATTGAAGTCTACCTTTGAGGAGAAAGATAAGCGGTTAGTGGCTCAAATGGATACGCTGAGAGCAACCCTACTGGAGCACTGCCAAGAGCATAACGTAGACAGTGTTCGTACCTCTGAAGGGTCGTTTTATAGGACTACCAAACAACGGTTTTGGACCAGCGATTGGGATAGTATGCATGCCTTTGTGCTAGAGCATCAGGAAGTCGCATTGTTGGAAAAACGGATTAACCAAACCCACATGCGTACCTTCCTCGATGAGAACCCAGATGTTCTACCCAAAGGGCTTAACTCAGACAGACAATACACTATTTCAATAAGGAAGAAATGAAATGACACAGACCCCCTTTGTGCCTCTTAACACGGTAGCCAAATACTTTCAGGTATCTGAATCTACGGTACGTGGATGGATAAAACAGAAACGTATCCCAAAAAACACGTACATTCATGTTGGGCAGACGTACAGGTATAACCTACCAGCCATCGAAGAAGCTCTACTCGAACACGCTAGTCCGATAACCAAACCTCCCATTGATGCTAGTGAGCATACGTGGGGGGAAATGAGTGCTGTGGGTGATGAGGGAGAAATCCCCCCAGTTTGGAGCGAACCCGTTACACCCCTCGAAGCAGATGACGATTATTAAAGGTAGGGCATAATGGGCACAGATGTTAAACG